GCTTGTTCTTCTAATTTTTTTGCTTCAGCAGTTACGCCTTCCAATCCGGATCTTAGTTCATCCAATCCTTCAATGCCCAATCCCTTGAGAATGTTATCAATGTCTAAGAATGAATCTACGGTTTCCTTAGCCGCATCACTGGTTGCACCCTCATACAATCCCCAGGCTGCCGCCAATCCACCGATACCCGCAATGATACCTCTAACTAATGGTCCGCCTGGAACAAAGAATAGTAGGCTACTGATGGCAGTTTTAATTCCCTTGCCAAGCATCACCAAGGCTGGTAATGCTATGCTAATGATTGCTTTTGCCATATTGGCAAAGAACAATGCAACCTTGATACTAATCAACAATAATAGGGCCTTGCCTATCAATTCTATGTTGGCTATGAAGAATTTTCCTATTTCAATTGCATATAGGAATGCCTTGGTAAGTGATGTTCCTATTTTTTGAATTAAAACATCATTACCTTTAATAAATTCTTGGATCTTTGTTGCCGTTTCAGCAATGGCTAATCCAAATCCTGTTTTCTCTCCTAATGCCGCACTTGCTTCAAATATGGCACCACGCAGATTTGACATTGCCAATGTTAGTGGTCCAACAGCAACATTAAAGAATCTTCCGCCTTCTTCACCAAGTCCCCTAATTTGGGCAATAAGGTCCTTGGTGCTATTTGCAACAGCAACCTGATCCTCACCAATCCTTGCGGTATAGATACCGTTCTCCGTTGATACCTTGATACCAAACTCTTTTAATCTTTCAAATTCACCTGTAAGTGCGTCAGCAACAGCCTCACCAAATTGTATGATTGATTTGGAGTTAGCCGCGGCAATCTTTGAAAAGGCTGTCATACTTTCATTTGAAGTATCCAATCCAAATCTATTGAAGATTACGAATGCTTCAGTTAGTTCATTAACATCCTGTGGTAGGCTCTGGGCAAGTTCGCTCAATCTTTCCAATTCTGCATTGGCCCTTGCCTGGCTACCTAGATAGGTTGTAAGTTGGGTGCGGAACTGTTCCATCTGTTGAGTTGCATTCAGTATTCCTGATATGCCTCTCTGTGTGATGAATCCCGCAAAAGCCACTCCTGCCACTGTTAGTGCGGCGGAGACTCTGCTGGCAACACCCTGTATTCTACCAAGGCTGTTGGCTGCTACCTTTGAATTTCGTTCAAGGCTGCCAATACTTCTATTGACTCTTGATACGGTTCTATTCAGTTGGCCCGCATCGCCCTTAAACCTTACTAGTATTTCCTGTGCCACCTTCTTTATCTCCTACGGGCTTTTTCCCTTTGCATTACCTTTTTTGTTTCATCTGCTTCAATCTTATAAAAAGCGATCCAACCCATAAACTCTGCGGTTGTCATTTGAAGCACATCCTTAACAAGCAGACCCAAATCCTTCGCCAACCTATAAGCGAACATTAAATCTGGGTCTGCTCTTAGTTTTTTTCTACAAACTCCAGATTGGTGTCCGCGTTGGCTGAATTCATTTCACCAACAACACGGATTACTACACTTGGATCAGCCTCGTGCATAAAACTAACCTTATCCATTTTTGTGAATAGAGGTTTGCCTTCTTCATCCATTGCCTTGGTAATCAGTGTTTCTACCAGTGCTTCAATTGTTTTACCCTTTTGGGCAAGTTCTACCAATCTACCTTCTGCTTCAAGTGTGTTAGAAGTTTTGTAATAGATTGTTAGGTTGTCCCATTCAGGGACAGTGATGGATTTCGCTTCTCCGCTAATTTTATTTCTAAAATGCGAAGTAATCTTATCCATTGCTCTGACTTTAGTTGTCATTTCAGTTTTCTCCTTGTTTCTCTTAGAGTGGGTCTAACAATACCCCTTGGGGCTTGTTTAGAACTTCCCTGCTCAAGTCTTTCTATGTAAGGAACACGGTTTTCCACGGCAAATCCTTCTTGCCTTGTCTTCTTGTTCCAATTGCGCCTAGCATTACCACTCCTTATGGGAGTGTTCTTCTTGGCAGCCACTTGAAATACTTCAGCGGTGCTTGACACTGTTGCTTCCACAGCCTTCTGCAAAGCCTCAGTGAGTTGTTTGATGCCTATAACATCAACTTTCATCAATCAAATCCTTACGGTGTGTAAGTTAATTGACCTGTGCCTTGGAATGAAACAGATGCTTCAATCATACCGTCAAAAGATCCAGTAATACTGTATCCTGTGATATGAATGTTGCCACCCCAATATGTGCCGCTTACTGCATTGTCTGGATATACTTTGATAGCCACAGCCGCGTCACCAACATCACCATTAACCAATCCGTCTAGATCTGGGTTTGAAGTGTCGCTAAAGTGTGTTGCGTCCCAATACACATCAGCAGATCCAGAAAAACTAGATAAGCCTTTTGTGTAAGTTCTGCCTGAGTTTGCACCAGCCATAACTGTGTTTTCAATTGTGTCGCTTGTCATTTCAATTGAGTAGTTTCTTACTTCAGCAACATTTTGTCCATTAACATCGATGCTGCCTGCGTGTCCTGTAATAGATGCCATAGTTAGTCTCCTTTAATTACATTGTCATCGTTTAGTTCAACCTTTTCTTCGTCATCCTTCTTTTTGAATGATTTAGAAGCGGCAGGCTGTTTTGTTGCCGTGTCTTCCACTACTTTCCAGAACCTTTCTGTATAGTGTGAAACCTGTTCAGGGCTGACTTCTCTTGTTTTGTCGCCCTTCTGAATTTTAACTTTCGTCATCTGCGTCTCCTTCTGAATTGTTGCTTTCGCTGTCAGTTTGTAATTGCCAGCCCAACTGTTCATATTTTTTAATTTCACTGTCATCGTGAATTTCCTTGACTCTTCCGTTTTTTGTCATTGTTGCCATTAGTTAGTTCCTACCAAATAGTTGTATGTGATTTCATAATTGCACACAAACTCTGCCAATGGCGGTTGCCTTTCAATTATTTCTATTGAAGTTATGATTGAATCCATAACCACATATTTTGTTTTTTCTCTTTGCCTGTCAGTGTCTAGTATTTCTTCAATCTGTTCTATCAGTCTGTTTCTTTTTGAGTCAAGTTCATTACCACGAACAAAGCCGCGGATGCTGTAATTTATTGTGCCCTGCTTTCTACCAGTGCCTGGCGCACCCATAGTGAGCAGTTCTCTATCCTCAGTTCCCGTTTGGACCAATATCGCAGGGAACTGTGTGATTGCTAATTCTTCAACATTGAAGGGTTCTCTGGTAACAAGAATGGGTTTGTCGTCCTCAATTTCTTTTAGGACCTCTACCAAATTGATTGCTAAATCTTCTCTTATGCTTGACATCTATCGCCTCAACCTTAGGAATACATCTGGTGTCTTTTCTGCATCCTGGAACACATCATCATCATTGCTGTCGTATCTAACGCCTGCTCTTGTGCAGATATCAAACTCTTGTTCAAAGCGTTTTTCATAGTAATCCATCATCATTCTAAAACGATCTGGATCCGCTTCGTGCTTGGTTAGTTTAGGACAGATGATATATGCCAGTGCATAAAAACAAGTTGCTTTTGTCCATTGGGTTGGGTCTAATTTGTCAGTTTCCATCAATATCGCAAGAGTTGGATATTTGATGTCGTTTCTTCTTCTGTGGTAAGTGGGCCACCATCTTACTTCAAGTAAGCGATTAACCTCTGTTTCTGATTCTGCAAGAGCGGCATCCCAATCCAATACACCGTATTCTGTAATGGTAGGATCTATCTCAAGCAAATCGTCGATTGTTGCGTATGCCATAATGGAGTCCTTCTCCCAATGATTATATGTTCGTTACCAGCAGTCCTTCTGCTTGTATGTATTTATACCAATCACGGGAATTCATATTATAAAGACAGAAAAAGGGGGCAGTTGCCTACCCCCTTTAACCGTATAAGAACAATAAATGTCACAACCGGAGTTGTAATATTATTTATTCTCTATTAGTCAGTTGCTGAACCAACAATCTTCACAGCGTGGCTGTTTTGAAGAATTGCCTGTCCGACTGTAGCCTTCATCAAAATATCTGTCGCCCTATCCGCAACTTGGTATTGGGAATTCATTTCGATTCCACCACGCATAGCGTGTCCAAAAGCAGTAGGGGCAAATACTGCACCAACCATATTAAGTTCAGTGTCAGTGTCAGTGTCTAAGTCTGATTTAACTAATGAACTTTCAATTATTGTGCAGCCACCAAGGACTCCAATTGCGCCTCTTTGAAGAACAGCACCGCCAACAGTGTCGTTCGCCATTACAGTTCCGCCACCGCTATATAATGCTTTCTTCAATTGAAGTGCTTGTCTTGGGCCTACAACAGCGTATAAAGGACCAGTTACTTTGTTACCGCGTAGAGTTGCGATTGCATCAAAGATGTTATCAACAGTGATTGCTGAGTCTTCAGTTCCAACACTTGCTGTGATTGAATTGAAGAGTGCAAACACATTTGAGTCCATTTTTTCCGCAATGGCGCGACCTGCGTTAAAACCTAAGTCACCAACCACATCACGCTGTGCTGAATCTCTAAGGAAGTCAGTCACTTGGAAGTAAGCACCAATCTCTGCAAGAGTGATTGTTGCTGAAGTTGTGTTTGTGTCTTTAGCAGTTGCGGCAGTTCCTTCTGTGAAAGAGTCTGCACTTACTGAGGACCAAACTGGAACTTGTAAAGAAGTTCCTGAGTTGGCAGGTGCATCAAATGTAGTTACGATATTTCTTGCCACAGAATTTTCGTAGGCAGCAAATTGTGCATCAGCCAATAACGCGGTAAAAAGTTCCGAGTTAATAGTTGTATTATTAGCCATATTCGTCTCCTATAAGTTTAGGCTATATGCTTAACGGGGATTCTTTTGTAGATCCTTCCATTCAGCATATTGTTTTCTATGAGCAGGATTGCTCATATCTAATTTGCTAATATCCAATTCCTTGCGTTCGCCTATCACAGAACTCTTTGTGTTAGTTGTGCTTGGTGTGGGTGCAACAAAGTGTAGATTTTGATTTAGGAATTCCTTTACCAAATCTTCCACGCCCATTGCGGATCCATTGTCAGTGTATCTAACGCTTCCTGCATTGTCAATCACTTCAACTTCTCCTTCATCACCCAATCGCACATTACCCTTTAGCAGTGCCTTAACCTGTTCTGGATTAACAGCACGGTTTTTGGCTGCCGCATTCAATAAAGGTGTATCCACCTTGTATTCTCTGATAATGCTATCTCGCCTTTGGATTTCAGCATCTTTTTT